TAGATCTATTCAAAAGTATTCTTTTGTTTAGTCCTGTTTTTATTCTTATAGTTGAGTTTTTCCAACCAGTCAGGTATAGTGACAGTGTTTAGTTTTAATTTAAGCTATTTCCATTTGGATCGTGTATAAAGGAATAAGTCTGGAATAAAGAGATGATTAACTATTTATTATTGAAGGTACAAATCGGCGTTCTAAACAAACGCAAGAAGTTAATAACCTTTCTTCTTAGTTTTGGTAGTTGAGTACGCAACTTACGTTTTAATTAACTCACGTTCGCGTATAATAACGAAACTTATTTGTATAAATAGTTTGAGTATAGAGCAATTTACTGTTTGTTTAAATAAACCTTTAAGCGCATGGAGCCTTAAGTTTAGATTTAGATATTTACAGTTTTTTGTAAAATGTTCAATTATTATATGAAAATGGTTGGTGAAGGTTTGTCCCCTTCATGGACTATGGTTCGAGGCCTCAATAGTAAGGTAATGTTATAACCATTAAATATTATATATATTTTATTAATTTAGTTATGTATTTTACTTCCGTTGAAGTTACAATTTTTGTTGTCACACCTAGTATACGCATGGAGCTATATAGTTTAGGACAACAAGATATATATTACCAACAAAACAAAAAATGAACTGTGAAAATTACAAAATTAATCAAGGTTTAAAGGACAAAAAGAATAATAATAAAAAGACAGAATCCATGGAGTTTTACGATAGTGTTAAAACAACTGATAGTGAGGTAGTGAGAGTCAATCCTTATTTTTTGTTTTATGCTCGTACATTTAAAACCGTCAATGTTACCAAAGAGGTTTTCAAACGCATGGAATCACCTACTTTAATTTTTAAAAATTTTAAAGTAAAGGTGATAGGTAATATAAATAGAGAACGAGTTAAAGATCATTTTAATGGTTTTAAAGCGCAAGGTATATCGGATTTTTTTTCCATATTTTCTACTATGTTGTCAACTGCTAATGGAGCATTAAAGGCAACAGAAAGCGCAGTTAAGAAAGTAAATAAGCGCTTTTATATTTTATTGGCTAAATTGTTATTAGAATTTAGTAGCTTTTCTTCTGATTTCGGAGGAAAGAGAATTGACCAATTTATAAATATTATTTTGAGTGTGTACGCTTTGATAGACCATTTTTCAGCAGAAGGATTAGAGAGCGTATTTTTAGCAGGATTGTACCCGTATTTTCCTACATGTGTACAGTCTTTATTGAAACATTTGCAATTATTTACAAACGTAAAAATTTCAGATGATTTTACTCTTATACACCAGTTATTTGAGAAATTAGAAACTTTTTTGGTGTTTATATTGGATAAATTCGGTGCTGGTCAACGTTTGAAAGATTTGACTATGCGTTGTTTTTCCTATTTAGGATTTGGAGAGAAACATTTGATATTAAATAAAATGAGTAGTCTTAGAGATGAAGCCGAAAAAGATCCAAAGAAATTTTTACGTTTATCCTTTTGTGATACAGCATTACAGCTGCACAAAAAATATGAATCTTGTGCCAATTTAGCAGATTGGAAGAGAAAATGTGGATCAGTTAAGGAAGAATGTGACAAGTGGGATCGTTTTATGAAAATTGTGAGATCAAATTTAGATACGTCTAGACAAGAACCCAATTTGTTCGTTTTTGAAGGACCTCCAGGTGTAGGTAAATCTATATTTTTAAATCAGGTGGTTTCATCCTTGGGGTGGAGTTGTTATAGTCATTGTGTTCCAGATGTAAATGAAGGAAGAGATTTTTACGATAGTTATAATAATGAAGATGTATTTTTCATGGATGACGTTGGTCAAAAAGGAGTTAGTCAATGGAGAACTATGATAAATATGGTATCATCCGTTAAATTACCTTTAGACTGTGCCGAAGCAAAGTTAAAGGATACTAAATTTTTTAATAGTCATACAATATTGGCGACTACTAATTCTTTTTCTACTATACAAAGCGTCATGAGATCAGATGGAATTGCTGACATTCGTGCTTTATGGAGAAGAGGATTTGTTTTTGATTTTTCTGAAGTAAAAAGGGTAGAAGGTGTATTTTCAGGGACTATCAGATTTAAATATTTTGATAGTGATGAACAAACTTTTGTCTTTGGATTTCCTTCTTATTTTAAATATAATATTCCATCTAGTTTCGTTTTAAGCGGAGATGATATGTTTCACAACGCTCGAGTATGGATGGGAGCAATTATTAAAGGATTTAGGTTGCTTAAAGAAAAAATGAAGTTTTCTTATGATCTTACACAGAGTATGAAAGATATGACTAACAATGATATCGATACTATGCTAGAGGTGTATCATGATATAGAAGCTCAAGGTTTTTGGGAATCCATAGTTACCGGAGCCGGTGTTTACTATGGATTTCTATGTGCGCATAGAATAGTATCTTTGCTATTTTCAGAACTAGCTGAGTGGCAGTATATTTTTAATGATGATTTTGAAGCTGATAATAATATGACAGCAGATGAGAAGACAGACACTAGAGAGCATTTACAAGGCTTTTTAGAATATAAAGTTAGTAGATATCTACAATTGTTGGTAGGTTTTGGTATGATCTGTTTTTGTTATAGTATATATTTAACAGTGGATAATATTCTTACCTGTAAAGATAAGGATAAATCATTAAGTACCGGAGCCTTTAAGGGTGAAGGACTACATCTCGCAGGAGATTTTGCATCTGTCCATAATTCTGTGGCTCTGATTAAAAACCACGTTTTTGAGTGCGATTTGCAAGGGAGTGACGAAGAAGTTGTTTCATGCTGTGTATTAGCTTCAGGCAGACTTTTGATTCTTCCAGAACATATGAATTTAGGGGAAGAAATGAAAATTAAGATTTACAAG